CTTGAGCGTAACAACTCTTGGACCGCAACTCAGCTTGCAAAGTTGATGTCAGGTGATGACCCTGCCGCTGCTATCCAATCTCGCGTCGCAGACTATTGGGTTCGTCGTCAGCAAGTTGCTTTTGTCAGCGTCGTCAACGGAATCTTCGCAGATAACGCTGCCGCTCCTGCTGGTTCTGAGCACACTCAAGGTGACATGACCAATGACATCAAAGGCGGCTCTTATGTCGCTGGTGTGACTGACTTCTCTGCAGAAGCCTTTATCGACACTACGTTGACAATGGGTGACAGCATGGAAGATCTGTCGATGATCATGGTTCACTCAGTGGTCTACGCTCGTATGTTGAAAAACAACTTGATCGACTTCATCTCTGACGCTGTAAACGGTCGTGCTATCTCGGTTCCCACCTTTTTGGGCCGCGAAGTAATTGTTGACGATGGTCTTCCCGCTAACGGCGGTGTCTATGAAAGCTGGGTCTTCGGCGCTGGTGCGATTGTTTTTGCACAAGGCTCTCCGGACAAACCCACTGCGATTGACGATCAACCAGGAGCAGGTAACGGCGCTGGTCAAGAAATCCTCTACAACCGCGTTCGTTGGGGTTTCCACCCTAAAGGTCACGCTTACGGTGGTGCTACTCCAGCAGGTGGTCCAGCCAACTCGGTTCTTGCAACTGCTGCTTCTTGGAGCCGTGTGTTCCCAGAGCGCAAGCAGATCAAGATGGCTCGTCTGATCTCTCGCGAGGCATAACTGAAAACAGGGCGGAACTTAGGTTCCGCCCAACTCTCATGAAAGGAGAGAATTATGTCTAAGGGTCTTCCTCGCAGTCTGTCTCGTGGTAAAGCGCAGACACAAGCAGTTACAAAAATCCAGTTGGAACTAAACGATGCTGTCACAGTCACTTCTGTTGGAGCAGCCGTTGGTTATGGTTCAATTGTCGTAGGTGGTCTTCCAGAAGGTCATCTTAAGATCATGGCCGCTGCTATTCAGGTCCAGTTCTCTGGCTCTGGTTCTGATGCAAACCTTACTGCTACTTTTGATGGTGACTTCGGCGTAGGTTCTACACCTGCAGATGATGCAACTATCGCTGGCACTGACGTTGACTTCATCTCGAGCACCGCGCTCGGTGCTGCTACTGCAGAAGTATCTCCTCTGCTCACTGTGGCAGACGGTGTCGATTTCGTGCTCGACAACACAGGAGGTGGCCTTGAACTGAACCTCAATGTGCTTATCGACGCAGCAAGTATCGTAGATGACGAATCAGTCATCTTGACAGCGGTCGGTGTATTGGAAATCACTTTGGTTACTATGCTAGATAGCTAATAAACAGGAGAGCTCACTTTGGGCTCTCCTTCCTCCTGAAAGGTCAATACCATGGAAGATAAAATTATAGAAGCCCTTGGCCTGATGGACGCCATGGATGACGAACAATGGACTGCTGACGGTGCTCCAAAAGTGGACGCAGTTGCCTCCTTGGGTGATTTTGAAAACCTAAAGCGAGCTGACATCATCAACGCCGCACCAAAATTCTCACGTGGTAACTTCGACGTTTCTAAAGACATCGTTGAAGAACAGCCTTTGGTTGAAAATGAAGAAATCTCTGCTTTGAACACTATGGGTTACGATCACCCAGATATCGTTCAAGCTCAGGAAGAATTTGATGAAATCGTTTCTGCAGAAGCCAATTTCAAAGCAGAGAAGAAAAAACGCAGTGATGCGCTAGCCGAAGTAACGGCTCGTCTGATGCACCAAAAAGTCGATCCTCAAGCCAACCAACGTGAGATCATGCGTACTATCGCATCTTCTAACGCTTCTCGTGCTAATCGAGTTGCAAATTTTCAAAAGAATCGATCGTTGTTGCTTGATCAGCATCCGGTGTCTCCATTGGATCAATCAAAATCTGGCGAGAAGAAAGTTCGTCCGTTGATGGGGAAGTAGTATGTCACTTTTAATGCGACGTCGTAGTGAAATGTTTAATGCAAGACAGCGACGTCGTGCTGAGTCACAGTCAGATTGGTACAAGCGCACTTACACTGGCGTGACTTCACTCGGTGGTCCAGGAACAGTGACCGAAGACTTTGATGTAGATGTTGATTTCTACACTAGAAAGCCAGTTGATTTCGGTGTGTCTTTCTCAGTCGATACTGATGCCGGTGATGTAACATACACCCAAGGAACACGTATCATGAGCGCCGGAGCAGCAGTCGCAGACGAAGTTGCTTTCCTTGGTCGTGTCTACATTGGATCTTGGAGTATTCGAGCTGAGATAGCAGGGACTGTAACAATTCATTACTTGAACGAGTGGCGAGAACCAACCGCTTTCCTCGATCTCGTATTCTCTTAAGGTGCAATAATGGCAATCATCGTAGAAGACGCAACTGGACTATCGACTTCTGAGAGTTATCTCTCGTATGCTGATTATGTCACTTATTGGTCTGATCGTGGTGTCACAATTTCTGAAACAGAAGCTCAAATTGAAGTTCAGCTACGCCTCACTACAGAGTACATTGATCTCCGCTGGGGTGATAAAGTTCCTGGACTTACGATTTCTGAAACTCAATCTTTGTCTTATCCAACAGACTATTTCATTGTTGATCCGGTAGCACTACCTGTTCAACTTAAGAGAGCTATGGCAGAGTATCTTCGTTACTCTCTCACGAACACCTTGTTCATAAACAACACAGTAATCAATGGTCCTGGCATCATTTCTCTTACGGAGACACTGGGACCTCTCGAGACTAAAACTGTGTTTTCTGGATCAGGTGATGGCTCTGTTGGGCGTAAATACCCAATAGTCTCCAAAGCTGATGGTCTGATGCGTCAGATAACATTTGGAAGTTCTAACGGAGGCGTTATCCGCTAATGTTTGATTACTCTAAACTCGCAGAAACTTCAGAACGTTTGATTACTGCTCGTGGGCGGACTATAACATTTATTCAAAATCCCGAGACACCTGTAGATTCAGCTAAACCTTGGGGAGCCCAAACAGGAGCAGACGTCGTACTGACGACTAAAGCTGTGTTTCTTCCTCCTGGCTCAATTACTCAATTCGGTCTTCCTGCCCTTGGGCAAGGTACTGAATTCAATGATCTGATTGCGTCATCTGAGTATTTTGCTATTTTCTTTCCTGGAACAACTGATTGTCGTAATTTCATCAAAGTGCAAGATGGGTTAGAAACATTTGGTATCAAAGCCATTCAAATCCTACAACCTGGAGACGTTCAATTACTTGGATTTGTGGGGATGCATAGATGAGTCTTACTTATGAAGAAGCTGTCGACGATATAAGTGCAATGATGTTAGCTGCATGGACACCCACAGATAATAGTCTGTATTGGGAAGACGTTCAGAAAGAAAGAGATAAATCAAATAATCCATGGGCTGTATTCGTTATAAGACACGCAACCGGATCTCAGAAAACTCTTGGGGGAACAGGAAAACGAATGTTCGAGCGAACAGGAACAGCTATCGCTTCTATATTCACTCCAACCGGAAATGGCTTGTCAGACTCTTATATCTTGGCTAAAGTAGTGGCCAACGCATATGAAGGTAAATCATCTGATAATGGAGTGTGGTTCAAAAATGTTCGCATTCAAGAAGTACCCAGCGAGGGTCAATTCCGTCAGTTGAACGTGCTCATGGATTTTGAGTACACTGAAACAAAGTAAGGAGGCCTTAAATGGCACAAAAAAATAAAATTGACTCCAATATCACAGGCCTCGCATTTGCCGAGGAAGCTGTACTTGGTAGTCTTCCAGGAGAGAACGGTCAATCTGGAACCCCCGTTTGGCGTTCACTTGCTCCAAACAGTTACAGTGATTTTGGTGGTGAGATTGTTAAGGTTTCTCCAAACCCAATCAACCCATCTCGTCAACGTCGGAAAGGTGTCACAACTGATCTCAACGCATCTGGTGGTATCAACTCCAACTTGACATTCTCGAGCCTAACCAATATGATGCAAGGTGTCATGTTCGCTGATGTGCGGGAAAAAGGTTACGAAGAGCCGAGTGCTGTGACTGGAACAGTTTTTGAAGTGGCTTCGACTACTGGTTTTCTTGTCGGTTCTTTGATCAAAGGTCAGAACTTCACCAACCTAGGAAACAACGCTCTGCAAGTCGCAAGCGCGATTGTGTCAGATACATCAGTCGCAGCCGCAGCTACGACTGCCGAAGCTTCTCCTCCTTCTATTGCTAACATTCGAGTGGTTGGCTTTGAAGCTGCAA